TTGGCGTAGTTCTTGTAATCTTTTTTCTAAGCCTGTATCTGTTGCATCATTAAGTAATTCACTATCCATAATACCTGTAAGAGAAACACCAAGAAGTCTTTCTTGCTCTGTATTATCTCTCCAAATCTTTCTTAGATATTTTAGATCTGTGAGGGTAGATTGAAATGTACCAAGTATCGTAGCATACTCTACTTTTCTTTTTAGTGAGGCAAGAGTATCATCAGAACGAACAACAACTTCTGTTAAGTTGCAGAACTGATATGGCCTTAATATAATTTCACTACAAGGATTAGTTCCAAACTCATGTTCGGTATCTCGTCTGCCATTTTCTAAAGACTTACTAACAGCAGACTGTCTATTGTATATGCCACGTTCTCCAGACTTAGAGTTGTATAAGTTTAACCACTCCCTCATAAAAATACCTATAGGTGGTTTCTCTTTATAGCACACAGAATTATTAGCTAATGCTCTTTGTCCTTGTGTGTTCCACCATTCACCAGATTTAGCTAGTGCCATTTCTTGATCATTTAAATCGGATAAACTAATTAATGCAGATCGTCTTACACCACCTACCACTACAACTGATCCAATCTTACACATAATATCATGACACTCTATAGGTTTTAGTTTCCTACCCACTGCATTTTTAAATATACCTACAGTAAATTGAAACAAATCATCTAATGGATCAGGACCAGAAGATCTACCACCAAATGTTTTAAGACGAGCACCTGCAGGTCGTAACTTCGATAAGTCCCAGGTAGGTATCGTGCCTGCATAAAGTAAATGTATAAGTTCTCTATATGCTTTTGCCCATCCTGTTTTACTATCACCTACAATTATTGTTGTATCACTTTCAATAAGTTTTTCATTAACTACAGGTAGCTGCTTAGTGTACTTACTCTCAACAGAAAAACCTACACCTGTACCACACATCAATATGTAAAGACACTCATCAAAAGATCTTATGTTATCGACAGGAAGATAAGAACAATTATATCCTGCAACATGACATCTTTCTAATGCTATGCCTGCTGTCATTAAAGCTCTCATGGATGGCATAATCTCTAAGTTTAACACAGCATTTTGTAATTTACTTCTAAGTTCTGTGCTTAATTTGTAATTATATTTCTTACTTAGGTGTGTTTCCATATAATCAAAATATCTATCAACTGTTTCATTCCAGGTTTCTCTACGATTAAAGTCTTCAATCCATCTAGCGTATCTAGATATATGAATAAAACTTTGATAATCTGTTGGTAAATTTATCTCATTCATCTTCGTTCTCTTCTTTTCTTGTTGTTAAAATATGCGGAGTTAAAACCACGTTCCCACTCCTTATGTCTTATGTTGTTTACATTGTAGGGATTTTTTAATTTGCCATTATAAAAGGCTCGTTGTCCCTCTTCAAATTGTATCTTTAAAGGAGGCCATTGACCTCTTCGTTTGAATCTTTTGGATTTGTATCCCTTCGATGTCGTAGAATGCGTCTGTGACGATCTGTTCCAATTCATTTGCTATTTCTCCATCAACTGGTATAGGATACTCTTCAGTGTCCAGGGTTAGACTCACTGTTAGAATTATCTGCATCTGCTACCTTTTGTATTAACCTATCTAGATACCAACGTGCTTTTAATAAGTCTTCTAAAGCACGATCTTTATATGTGTATCGCCAGATGTATTTAAGCATAGCACCTTTTAAATACCCACGAAATTCCTTACTAGACATAGACGCTTCGATAGCATCTATAGCTTCTATCTTACCTGCTCTGTAATGTGAGGGTTCATTGACAACATCTTCTTTCTTTTTAGTCATCGTTGTTCCTGTCTAAATATATTACATTATCTTTTTTCGTAACTTTTCTGCGCTTGTCTTTAAAATCTCCTTCAAGGATTCTATAAAAAACACCTGAATAAAAAAGAATGTCATCATTATTAGCAGCATAGCTGAAGCCAACCATTGCACGACATAATTCAGACAACGCAACAGCAGCTTTTTCATCGGTAAAATGTTTCTTAGAGAAATGTACATTTGTTTCATGTATCCACTCATTATCTTTATCTAATCTAGGAGTAACGACAATGACCACATCATCTTCATTAACTTCAACTTTTCTTTTCTTCGACATTATTCTTGTCCTCTGTATGTGTATAGTAAAGCCATCTAGGTTCTCTTGCAGAAGATACTGGTTGAGGTTTATATTCTAATCCTTCCCAACAACTAAATTTAAAATCACACCAGGAACATACTTCGCCTAATACTCTATTGCCTGTTTCTTTTTTACGAAAGGTTTCAGGCTCATCTTCAAAACATCTTTCAAATGGTTTATTGTCTTCTAGTGCTTTTACTTTTACAAAAGCATCATCAACTGATTGTTGTACTTCTTCATCAGAAGACTCATCTTCTAGATATGCAACTTCACCACTTGATTTATTAACTGCCCACCAACCACCAACTTTTTTCTTAGATCCAAAAGCATATAGATGTAGTTGAGTTAGATAGCCAAAGGTGTCGTGGCTTTTCATGCCTTTAAAGTTTAAAAACTTATTACGATATGCCCAAGGACTACAAGATTTAATATCATCTACTCTATCATCAGTGTACAAATCAGTTTCACCAGAGATACTATCAGTTATATTAAACCTAGTACCTTCTTCATATTTAATGTCACAAGAAGATAGCACAGCTTTTAATATTGCTTCTACTGCGTCTCCAAAAGTAACAATCATTTTGAAACTGTAGTTCTTATCTGCTTTCCTAGCACCTGCAGCTTCCATCTGTAACTGACACAGTGGTCTACCTAAATTAGAAGGCCGTGCCTTAAACTCATAGTCTTGTGATTGAAACTGTTTTCTAAGGGCTTCCTTAAAGTCTTCGCCTGCTTTTTCTATAACTTCTTCAGACATAGAAGACTCACCCCTGTTAGCTGATTCTAGGTAAGCTATAACCTTTGCTAAATTTTCGTTCATTATTCAGGCAGTACTTCAACATCAATAAAATTAGAATCGCCTGCACCATCTACATCTTTGGCATATCTTTTTTGTTCATATGCTTTTGCACGAATAGATTCATTGTAGGCTTGTATATGTTCTCCAAATGCTTTGTTGACCTCTAAGTACTCAGGTTTAATTTCTGTTTGTTCACCTAAAATTGTAGGACTAATGGTATACCAACTAATCGCAGGTGTTTGTTCAAAATTAAAATTAAGTTTAAGCAATTGTTTCCAAGGCATAACTTTATCTTTAATCATTTGACTTGTAATCTGACCGAAGTTTCTGAATGTATCTTTATTAGATATCTGGAATATAACAGGTAACTCTTCAAAAGATACCTTATCTTTTTTACCTTCAGCAAAAGCGTCTTTGACTGTAAGTAATCCAAAGATAACTCTATATCTTTTAGCAGCTCTCCACTCATTCTTTCTTTCTTCTGAAAGACTATCCCAATCATCTACTTTAAATTTACCACAGTTCACACCGCCTTGTTCATCAAGTGCTTCATCGTATGGGTTACTAACATAGATAGATTTATTTACATATCTACCTTTCTGGTCGTTACCATCCTTGTCCTGCCATGTAGCATTCTCATCATACTTCTGATAAAAGAAACGCTGTTGTAGTATGCGTAAAGAAGCATCGTCTGCGTATATAATCCCATGTTCAGGATGTGCTACTTTAACTGTGCCATCAGGAACTTTCTGTCCTGCATTGTTACGTGCTTTACTGTTTATTGTTAGCCTTGGGAAACCAGGTGTACTTGCTACACCCTCGTCATTAAAACCAAACTCGGCTGCGATTTGGTCAATTGGTAAGTTGTCTATGTCTTTGATTGTTAGTGCATTCTCTGTCATGCAATTCTCCTATAATATTACCCTCTGTTATATTCAGGTTCGTTTGATTGTCAACAGATATTTCATCCATATCTAACCAATCGTCACCTATTTTTAATTCGACTTCCATGGGTACATCTAGAGTTAAATCAAACTTATCTTTGAGTTCTCTTACCACACCCATCATATCATTATATAATGTAGTGCAAACAATATCTATTTCGTCTGGATGTACATCAACAACAATACTATCATGTACTGTGTTTATAAATTTACTCTTTAGATTCAATCGTTTAAGTGACCTATGAAAAAGTACACAAGCTAAAGGTACGATGTCAGCAGTTGCTCCACTTTGTACAGGATAGTTCTTTATCTTAGTTGCATCTGTTGCACCATTGCGTAGTCTTTGTACATTAGGAAATGCAAATTGTCTGCCTGTTACAGTAGTAATATACTTCTTTGCTATAGCTTCCTCTTGTAACTCTTTGTGCCAAGAAGATATTCCTTGATACTTATCCATAAAAGAATTGTTGTACTGAACTTCTGCAGCAGATCCTTTTGTGCCACCATAAAGTGGTCTAAATGTTCTAGCTTTTGCATCTTGTCTGCTTGTTGTTTGCCCTGCTTCAGTCAATACTTTAGCGGTGTATGCATGCACATCAAAACCATCTTCAATTTCTTTTCTACCTACAGCATCATCACTCATCCATACAGCTACCCTAAATTCAAGTTGGCCATAATCAGCTTCTAATATCTTACCACCAGGAAAACGAGATACAACAGCACGCCTTACTAAAGCTGTGCTACCTCGTGGTAAGTTCTGGAAGTTAGGTCTTGATGAAGATAGTCTACCTGTACCTGTTCGTACCTG